CGAAGTCTTCAATACGTACTAGGGGCATAGCTGACTAATCGTATCGCAAATCGAAGTGGTTAAAGCACCACCATTATCTCCCTCGACAGTCGAATGTTCCGTCTGCTCGTTGGTGAACCACCGTTGAGTCGTCATAGCGCTGCGCCGGTCAGTTGCGCGGTAACAATGACGATGGTCACCCGTAACCAAGTCCTGCATCCAAACCTGATCTACAGCAGGATCGGCAGCTTCGGACACACTACGCTGGACCAAAAGCAATGTGGGATTCTGCTCGTCTCCAGGGTAGATACCGGTTCCCCACGCAAAAGGGGCGTTCTGAATAGAAATTCGTGTCGTTTCGATGACGTACGTATTGTACGGCACCACATCTTTGCCGAGATTCCACCAAGCATCTGAAAAATCTAATGCTGCAGCAGGTAGCGTGTTATGGAAACTTGCCTGCTCAAGTGCTACTAACCGCTCCTCAATAGTCTTATCGGCGGCGGCATCCTTAAGGGCATTCAATTCCTCAGCCGAGACAATAACCACGGATTCGCCGATGGAGGCGAACTGCGTGGTTAGAGCCCGCTGGATCTCCATCAACCACTCATTGCCAAAGCCTGCATTCACCGATTTCAGTGGCCTGCCGCTGTCCATCTGTGGGATAGATGTCATTGTGGGCGGTGAGCTCATAAGCTGCTCCTAATATTCAGGAAAAACTGGGTTGTCGCTTTCATTTGGACCCTTTTCGCTCGTGCTTAGGCTTCCAGCCCTTGTTCCTCATCGATCCGTATACATAAGCCCCCGCACGAGCCGGTGAGAAGCCCTTTTTCTTGGCCTCCCGCCTAAGTCTTTGTTCCATCTTCTTAGGCATCATCGCCTCCGTATGGGCGCGCTGCGTGCGACAGAAGCTTCTGCGTCCTGAAGACGCAAAGCCGCCACAATCCCAGCGAAAGCATTTTCGTAGCGAGACATTTCTTGCTCAGCCTCTTTCGAGAAGCGAGCCGCCTCGCACAAACCGGCGTACAAATACAAGTCCGGAGCTTCGTCCAGCAACCAATTTGTGTTTAAGGTTGCCAATGGCGTAGTGCGAGAGTAATACTTGAGGACGAAATCGCCGATGTCAGGGCTGAAGATTAGCGTTCGCCCGTCAATCGCCCAAATGTTGGTGTTCGAGCAACTGGAGGTTGAATTCTGCGCCGCAACCACCTCAGCCGCAGGACGAAATGCGTACTTGGCGCCGCTCAAAACAGTAATGCGGTCTACTTCCACGCAATCCGACGGCCACCGGTAGAAACCCGTGCCGCCGTCGACAGACAGAGACTTAAGGTTGCCGGCCAGGTGTACGGCTCGACCAATGCGCGCTTCACCAAGCTCCACAATCAGCGCAATATTCGCCTCTATATCAGCTTCTCCTTCGAGGTCGGGGAAGTCGATGATTGCCTTTTTTAGCGTGACGTAGTCCAACATAACCCCCTGATCATTGGCGCACCGCCTAGAAGTGCGCCGGCATGGTTAATTTCCTGCGGCCATCGGCTCTACCGGCTGCGGCGGAAGATAGGCTTCCGCCTGGTCCAGCCTTGCGATGATGCGCTCCAGCCTGGCGCAGTAGTCCTCATGCTTCAAGCAATCCGCCCGTGCTAACCGAGCTTCCATAAACACCCTGGCGTCGGTAAAGCTCTCCTCTACCTTAACCTGCTCCTCTTCGGAGAGCAAAGACGCACACCCGGCTGCGACGCCCAGGCAGAGGGTTATGGTTACTGCCTTTGAAAGATAAGCCTGTGTCATTTTACTCTTACTCCGCTCGCTTTACGTTGATTGAGCCGACTAGTCAACGTGCGGGCTGCTTTTTTTACTGCCCGAGCGTTAGTTGCCGTCGACGTTCTCTTCGGACCCGTATGGGGTCTTCTTTTGCTGCCTTTCATTCGTGCCTCGCGCTGCTGTAATACTCTGGTAAGCTACCGAGTGCTTCCAGGCGTTGTACGTCTTTGATGGCTGTGAGGGCCTTCGATCCGTGCGTGGTGTACCACTGTTCCCAACTGTGATTTCGGGTCTCACACTCATATGAATATCGCCGGCAGTCGTGGCATGCATCGTCACCAGCAGGTAGCCTGCTAGAAAGGAACCCGCTAATACCACCGCCAGCAGTGAAAAGGACAAGGAGCCCCGTGACTGCCTTTCCCGTAAGTGTGAACTCAATTCGGTCATGATTCCTGCTTCCGTCATTCATACTTTTCGTTACCTTGTTGAGTCCCAACCAAACTCGCTTGTTTTGCTAGGGCTTCTTTGAGCCCTTTCCCTCGCTTTTTAGGATTCGCGGTCCAATTCCATCCAAGTCTAATCTCCTACTCCGAAAAATCTTGCGCCGCGCTGCGCAGAAATTCTCGATTCATGGTGAGGTCGAACCCGTCGCTTGTCACGTAGTTCAGTCTTTTAACCATCGCTTTGAAAGCGAGCTGTCGGTAGAACTTGTCGTTCTCCTTCGCTATGTCGTCAGCCGTATCGATGTCATCCAACAAGCTCCAGAGTTTTCCAACGATATGTTGCAGCCCCTTCACATCAGTGTAGTCGGCCAGCGGTATTCCGTGGGGCTTCTTATTTCTGTAGGATGCAGCCTCCATCCCATTGATTGTGTCGCGCATGTCGTTCATGATTTCGCCAACATACATTAGTCATCCCCAACATCCAAAAGTCGTGTCCAAGTGGTGCGCCCAACAATACCGTCAGGCGTTAGCCCTTCGGATTCCTGGTATGCAATGACCTGTTCGTACAGCCAAGACGTGAAAGTATGGTTTGGTGGCTCGGGTTGCGGAATGCCCAACAGTCCCCGGACCCAAGAGACATGCGGGTGAATGTCCCCGATCCCGAGCTGTGCTAGATTGACCGTGACGGCGATCATCGGGATCGTAGCCTTTGGCGGCTCGCCAGGCTGGGCAGGTCCGCCGCCCATATAGCCCTCGGCGTCCAGACCTAACTCGAACTTGTAGTCGAAAACCGGGCATTCCTTGGCCGCTACTTCGCGGTGTCCACGGAATCGGATTCCGTTGTAGGCCTCGTTGATCTCGCTACAGATCCGCCGGAGGGCGTCGAGTTGGGCCTGGTTGAAGTCCGAGACGGCCAGACCATTGAGAGAAATAGCGATGGAGCCGGTGTTGTACCCGCTCTGCGCCGCCGGGACTTGCTCGATATCTCGGCCATACTGGATCTCCCCCGAGGTGCAAATCAGATAGTGGTACCCAATCGCCGACCAGCCGTTGCTGTCGACGTGGAGGTCGTGGCATTCCTCGGCCTCGAAGTTCGGATTCGAGGTGGCAGTGCAGTGGATGAATACCACATTGACCGAACGTTTCGGCTTCTCGAAGCTAGTAACGGGCTCACCCAGATTCGGCGTGTAGGAATTCTTACTGGCCATTGCGCACCTCCACATCGAGCGCAGCCCACGTATCTGGGCCGCAGATTCCGTCGTCCACCAACCGCATCGCGCTCTGAAAATCCTGCACAGCGTCTTCCGTTGCCGGGCCGAAGACGCAATCGGGGTCCAGCGCGTATTCATCGTCGATGGCGTTCAGCATGCGCTGGCATTCGCCCACATCCACACAGCGCGGGTTGTAGTTTACGCCCACGGTCAGCCGCGGGAGCTCCTCGCCGGCTCCGGCGCGCAATGCTTTCTCGAACGTCTTGGCGTAGCCGGCGATCAGATCCATTTTGTCGATTCCGTTGACGACGCGCCGCGCATTTCGATAGTCGATCTTGCGGGCATTGATGTAATCGTCCAGGCACTTACCGGTAAAGTCCCCATCCTTACAACCTAAAACCGCAATAATTGTTCCCGTCTCCGGGTTGAGCGCAAGATTTTTATCCTGATGCACCTTGTACGGGATACCGTTTTCGAGCACATAGGGCATCTGGCCCAGCTTCTTCTCCTGCTTAAGGTAGTTCTCCTCCCAAGTAATCATGATCGGGCCACGGCCATACCAGGGAGCATAGTGCTTTGTCGACCCGTAGTATTCTTCGATGGGCTGCATCGTCTGCGCGGTCTCATGAAAGACCGAGGCCAATACATAAGCCGCCTGCTGAAGTAGCGGGTCAAGCTCCCACTGTAGACAAGCCGAGCCTGTACGGATCGTCCCCTCTACCTGCGATTGAGACATCGATCGGCCGAACAGCTCGGCGCGAACCACGTCAAAGAATGCTGCAGCATCGAAGCGCTCTACTGTCTCAGGCTGATGTTCTTCAACCATTGCGCACCTCCACAAAATACTGCCGGTCTCGATGCTCCTGTTGCTTGCCGATGTTCCAAGTTTCTACGGGTCTGTGGTATCCCATCACCCGCGACCAGACCTCGCAGCGCGTGCGTTCCTCGTCTTTCAAAATCACCTTGGTCATTTCGCATCCTCCGGCCGACCGTCCCGCGCTACCGCCGCGTTGGCCCAGAACATTGCCTGTTCCAGACTGGTAATGGCCAGGCTCTTCTCCCGGCTGTCGGGCGCAAGCGCATTAACGGCGCTCGCAGCCAAGTGCATTGCATCGCGCACTTCTTCGTGCCGTTTGACTTTCTCAGCGTCCGGAGCGTGATAGTCGAAATCCCAAGCTAGTCTGTCGGAGTTCATCGAATGGCCTCCAGCTTCCGCCCGCCGTTCTCGTCAGGAACGGTTCTGACGCCAGGGACAAACGTTATAGCCTCAGCAACGGCATAAGACCCATCCGGGTTGCATTGTTGCGTCGTCACTTGAACGACGCACCCGACCCCGGGAATCTTCATCGCCTTGGCGGATTTCATCCAGCCTTGGTTTTCGCTGAATGCTTTGCAGAGCAGCTCAAACATATCGCCGTTGCCGATGACGATCACATCCGCAACTTTATCCCGAGTATCGGCCTCGTTCACATTGTCAAGTGTCTTGGCTTCTTGCATCTCTATTTGCCTCGTCTTCGCTTATTTGGTTGCCATCATCATCCTGATCCATGATCAGTCGTATTTGCTCAACTGGAGAGCAATGTACGCGCTTGCGTCCTTCCAATGGATAGTGCGGGCACCCTGAGATATAGCCTCGAGGGCTGTCCGAGATCAACGCTCCGCACACCGAGCAATAAAAATGACTCAATTCTATTGTCCTCTTGTGCCTAGGGCTTATGGATCTGCCTCGTCTAATATCGCCCTTCCAGCCCTGTTCGCTTGCCTCGAAACGGTAGCCGTCACCGTCTCCAGGACTCGGATCAGCTCTTTGCGCTCTTCGGTCTTTGCCATCGAGTCCTGCCGTCTATCGTTTTCGACCAACTCCAGGTAATCGGACATCCGTCCCATCGAGAGTGCGAATTGTTCGTCACGAGACGCAGACCTGAAATAATCCCCAGCCGACAGGATAGCGATGATCACTACCACCGCCAGCACCCATCCTTTGTCAGCTGGCGCCATCGACGCCAGGCCCGTCTTTGCTACGCCGCTCCAATCCTGGCCCGCAATCCGATCCTGCGGACTGGCGTAATCCTGCGGTGGCGGTGGGTGCTCTCCCATAATCTCTTACATCGGAATCTTGAACACCTGGCCAGGGTAGATCCAATTGGCATCCCTGATTTGGTTCGGGCCTTGCCCCTCGTTGGCCTCGAAGATCCTGGGGTACTGGTTCGCATCGCCGTAATACTTCTTCGCGATAGCTGAAAGCGTGTCACCCTTCGCGACCGTGTACTCTTCGTAGTGTCCGGAGCCTTTACCCGCTTTCTCGGCCTCAGCCTCGGCTAACTGTCTCTTCAGGTCTTCAATTTTGTCGCTCATATCGTTGCCTCGCATGTTTACTCAACAAGAACGCCATTGCGGCAAATCAGGTCGCCTTCCAGGGTACGATCCGGCAGGTATCGAACTCTCGCTTCCCAATCGCCCGACAGGTAGGTATGGTTCGGCGCGACCATGACGCACAGCTCACCAGGGAAATCTTCCGACCCCACTATAGTGACTACCGGTGCGATGTCCTGTACGCCACCTGGC